CCTGACGATTACTATTCGAGTCATTTCCTAAACGCTCTGAACGGATAAACTTAAATCCTAAGAAAGTATCTAATTGACCTTGAGCCAACGCTTTAACAGTGTTGTAGTCAGAAGATTTAACTTCAGTAGTATTTAACAAATCAGTTACTTGCTTTGCCGAAAGAATACAGAAGCGTTCTTCTTTTGCCTCTAACAATTTTAATACTGTTAAGCCTAAAGAAGCATGAACAATTTTCTGAGATGACGGTAGAGCAATAGTTGTACCACCTGCAACGCCACCATAAGCATTACCTACAGCAGCCTCAATGATTGCTGTATCCATAGCACGACCCATTGCATTAGCACCTGCCATTGCATACTCGCTCTGTGGAGTGATTAACATACGAACCTTATCTTCTTGGTCAATTAAATCTGCCCAGTCGTAATCATCCATTGAAACTCTACGTCTTGAATGTGGAGTATCCATACGTGGTGTATCTGAATGGCGTGAAGTACGCTTTTGAGCTGATGCAGCACCAATTCTTTCAAAGAAGTGATTCTTACCAGTTACCGATTCAAACCGAACCGAGTCGCGTAATCGTGAACCTTTTTGCTGTGCAAGGTGCAACACATTACTTTTATACTGCTCGACAAATGCAGTTGTAATTTGAGTGGACATAATGCCCTCCTATATAATTAAACATAAAAACGGTCATTATCCTTTCGGGTGTCCTGTCTATTACGCTGACTATACGAGTTTGAGAACCACCATCTGCCTTGCTGTTATCCTTTCGGGCAGCTATAGCATAAGCGGATTTTACTCCGCTTGATTCTTATCTTACCACTAATTGTAGGCTTTATCAAATAATTGTCGCATTTCCTCTTGTGCTTCTTGGTGTTTAGGATTAGTTGAATCCCAGTAAGCATTCGATTTATCGCCATTTATCTTTTCAATACGCATCTTAGCATCTAGTGGACTCATTACTAAAGAGTTGTTTGCAGTACCTCTTGCAGAGTCCTCTGTAATATCTTTACCAGCATTTGCAAGTAGTCTGATTAGGTCTGGGTCATTACCGTATCTTGGATCAGATAACTTTTGTTGTAGTTCTGGTGTTCCATATACTCTTAATGCCCTTTGAGCCGAGGATAGTTGCTTATCATAATTAGCACCAAACTCCTTTCGTAAGACTTCTTCGGTTTGAACTCCTTGTGTATCTCCTGCTATCTGTTCTTGATTCATTTGATAATCTACAGAACCTTTTTGCCATTCAACCAGTCCTTGCATTTGTTTAGGTGATAATCCTAAATCATGCCCTGTTTGTTTAAATGAACTCATCATTTCTTCAGGATAGTATTTTTCATAACCTGATGGAACATCTACCTTATAACCATCTGCTGTTTCGGGTCTACCAAGTTTTGTATATAGTTCGCTCATTTCTTCATCATTTTTAGGGATGGGTATTCTATTGCCCATCATCTTCTGCTGATGAATAAGTGTTTTAGCTGCTGACTCGGTATCATTAATACTTGCTAGGGTTGGGTCTGCTCTCAAGTCTTCTGGTAACGCCTCACGCCAATCTTGGTTACCACTCTCAACAGGTGCTGTTACAGCATTATCCGTTGTTTCCGTGACCATTTCTTCACTCATAGTTTATTCCTCTTTTATATTACACATATTTAAAATACGAAGATAGACTGCTCTTTCGCCTTCTCTCCTCGCGGTTTCATACGAGTCACCTCTTACATAAGATTCTCGTAATTGATATGCCCTGCGTAGGTCATCTAAGACTTTATTCCCAGATATAGACCCAAAACAGTCAGCATAATCTCTCTTGATTTTAGCAATCGCTTTAGGCATTTTGAACAGCACCCATAATAGCTTCCATACCCTCTTGTGTTTGTTCCACATTTTCAGGTGTTATTTGTTGCGCTACTGGTACAGCAGTTGCTGCTAAGTCTGCACCTTGTTGAGCTTGTTGCATTGCCATCATTTCTTCTTGTTGCTCTTGCTGTTGTTGTCTTTGTTCAGCAATTTCTTCTGGGTCACGCATGATATTCTTAGGAACACCTAATAACTCTGCACGAGAACGAATTGCAGCATCATGGTCTATGTTATCCATAACTTCTGGAGCAATCTGAGCAAGGTTTGCAGCCATCTCATATAGTCTTTCAACAGCAGTAGCCTCTTCCATTCTCTGTGAACGTGCCAATGGTCCAACATATTCTATATCTATAGAAATACCTTCTAATGAACCTGGAGCAGAAGTAAACATTTCATTTCGTTGCATAATAGCAAAACATCT